ATTAGGTTTGGGTGATGGGAGTTTGATTGCGCTTCGCTTGACGCCTTGCCGTGAAAACACCACTACTCGTAAATAGCGGGGCCATCACGACTACTGCCGTCTGCAAAGTCGCTCCTCCGGTCGAGTTTATGCGAAACCAGTTGGTTGAACCCACAGAATCAGATTGTATAATCATGAATCCGCCGGCAAAATCAGTCGAATCTCGCAGGTTGGACAACAATTGGTTCCCGGTGAGTGACAATCGTGCCACGAGCGGACCAGACGTAGCCTGGTCAACGTCGTCCACGTAGTCAACCTCCAGTGTTGCGGGAAAAGCCGTGTCAGTGTACAATACTGACGTGGTCGCCACATAGTACGTGAGCGGTTCGAGTCCCGTAATCGTAAACGCATCTCCATCGTCCAGGTCGTCAAATTGCACCGTCTGGGATTGACTCCAGTTGGTGTTCAAAGAAGACCTGACAACTGCGCTAGGATTAATCTGAGGGACTGCGAATGCAACGTTCCAGTCTATGAATAGCGATCCGGCTTGAATAGTTGAACTAATGTTGTCGCCGTTGAAATTGACAGGGTTTGTTACCTGTATCAGGTATGCTTTGCCTTGCTGGCTGAATCTGACGTTTTGTCCGTCGACTCCTGTGAAGAATAGCTGTCGGTCGTTGCGTAGAGCCATCGTTATGCGCTTCGGTACGTGAAAGTTCCACTGCTGTGAGCCAGTTTGGGCCACCGCTTGCCTTATCAGCGCGTCTTCGTCAAGAATGTTTGTCGGATCGTCTCTCGGATCCAAATCGACATACAAGACGAACTGGCACGCTAAGGTTGTAGGCACAGCGGGCACCCAGCGCAGCACCAGACTGTTGAATCTGTAGAACTCATACAGATTTGACAGCTGTGCTAGCCTTGTCCCAATGAATGCAGAAGGAGAAATCGGAAATGATGCCACAATCCTGCCCGCTCCAGTTAGACCTGGCGAAACTTCCACACGCGAGTAGAAATCTGATCCACTCATGTTTGTGCTTCGGTTCCGTACTGGCCTGCCGTTTGTCGACGGGTATGAGATCTGCGACACCATTGCATTACCGTTTTGATTGCCACCGCGACGATCCTTAGCAACTTTACTAGCCTTACCATTCTTGCCATTCGTTTTCGCTTTATTACCGTTCATTTCAAATTAAACTCCCACCACCACTCCCAAAGTTTCAGAAACTAGAAGAACCACAAGTCGCGGCCGTCTTGGCCACGATCCTCGTCCAGTACTGCCGTTTTCAATTGGCATGCCGCAATGTCGTTCATGCTTTTCGCATTAGTTAGCTTCGTATCTAGTTCCTGTACCATCGTGCCGGTCATCTTCAATTCCTGCGCCACGGAATCCAGCATGATGGCCCAACCGCTACCTCCCATCGGGCTTGGCCAAGCTGACATGAATTGTGCTTTCCAATGTTCTTCAGCAGTCCTTGGCTCAAACTTACGATCGAGGTCACAACCTATAGCGATCAGTACAGCGCGTGCATAGGCGGACAAAATTGGTGTGTGTGGATCCATGGTGAGATATCCCATGAATTTGGCCGCTAGGGCTTCCTCGTGAGACCTGGAACTGTTACTGACGATAGGCATTTTGCACAACGCTCGTGGCACACTAAAGTGTGACCAGTCATAGCATCTAGCATCTGGGAATATGCGGCCGAGAAATGACACTCTACCATCATCGACTAATTTCGATTTCAGGGAGAGTCCCAAATCCTTTGTGACTTGGGTAATGGGAAACCTGCCGTCGTCCAGACTATCGTCGCCGTATTTCGGTCCGATACTCTTGAACGCTGCGTCTATCCCCATGCCAAATTCACGCGCCGCGCAATAAACCACATATGCATTGATGAGCGTATTGCCAATGGTCGTCAGCGGAGATCCTGATAGTCTACTACCACCAGTATTGTATTGGACCCGGTACTCAGTAGTTGCATTTACTTGCAACTCGTCCGCCAGCAATTTCTGAAGTTCCGGGCGATCTGCTTCGTTACACCATTTCAGGAGACATCGGAATTCAACATTTCTGCGCAGATCAGCAGAAATGGTGCCATCAAATCTTGAATAGTCTGTCTCATTCACCTTGATTCCCAACTCATGGAGTGTTTTCACAAAACACTGCACCATCTTAGCCACTGTCTTAGGTTTAGCTCCTGGTACGTACCAATTTGCTTGCAGCCCCTCTGGACCAAATTCTTTCTTCAAATGTTCTGCAAACGGGTATGTGAAGCGTGACAGTCCCCTCATGTGTGATGTTGTCGTCATTGATATGTTACGGGGATCTTTGGCTGCCGCATACGTTTCTTTCTTCTGCATAGCTTTCACTTTGTTGCGAACGTTGCGGCCTGGTGTTCCATCCTCTCTGATACGTCTAGCCTTTTGCGCGGGCAAGGTCTGTTCTGCGTCAACTTGCTCAATTGTCCAAGGTCTACCGTTGGCCGGGACATATTCTTTCTTCCACCAACGGTTCCCCGCTCGCGTAATCAGGCGCTTCATAGATCTATTCGCTACTTTTTCGACAAATTCCTCGGCGTAGTCCAAATATTTCTGGGTCATAGGCGTGTTGTTGACTACGTTGTCTATGCGTCCAGTAATGCAAGCTACATCATTGGTTACGCATGACGATGGCGCGCACCCCATGTCATCATTGTGTAGTAGTGGTGGTGCTAGTAATTTTGCCGTGGGTTTGCCTTGGTCGAACCGATTTATTTGTTTCCTGCGCGTCTTCGTGGTAGGCACTTTC